AGGAAAGAATCTATAAACTTTATAAATTCAGGTCTGCTGAGCTTTAGATTTCTTTGCGGGCTTGTCATTTTCTTGTTTTAATTCAAGTATATCACCAATACGAGTTAAAGCCATTCTAATTGAAATAAGAGTATCAATTAAATTAGGATCATGTGCAACAGTACCTTTATAGGTTAGTTCTGGTGTAATAAAAGGCTCTGTAACAGGTTGTAGCTCTGGAGGATATGCTACCCCGAGAGGTACAGGCGGCGCAGTAGGTACAGGTGGTGTATATGGTTCCGGAGTTGGTGGTGAATGAGGCTGATCATCAACAGCAACAGGCATTATTCGCGCGAATTGATGCTTAATGCTATCACTAATTGGTGTAAGCTGATTTGAAGAACTTACAATTTCTCTATCCATCTTTACTGCAGCACCATAAGTCACTCCCATGAACTGTAACAAAGCTTGTTTTTCTTGAGCTGTCATATTATAGGTCTTTTAGAAGTTCGTCGATATCATCTTCAACACTCGTCTCAATTACGGGTAGCGAGACAGGTCGCTTTTCAGCAACAGGACTACTAACTCGTGTTTGAGGTTGACTTTCAGTTGCAGGAGCAGCATCAGTACGGACATAGATATGATCGTCAATCATTTGCTTAAGCTCGTCGTAACTCTTAATACTATTGACCTTAGTGAGATCGTATGTCGAGTCGTAGATAGTTTTTTGCTCATCTTCAGAAAGCTTTAGCTTATTAGTAGTAGTAAACCGCGAAGCTACATAAGTCGGATAGTCACCTTGCTGCTCTACCTTAACCTTAAAGTTAACACCTTCAGAACCTAGATCGAAAATCTTCTCACCGTATTCTTCTGAGTCTTCACCTTCAATCGCCTCCATAATGATCTTTTGCAATTGCTTACCATAACGCAAGATCTTGACTTTACCGTTATTATCAGGGTTAGATGGATCGTCGATAACATAAACGTTAACTAGCCATTTCTCTGAACGACGAACTGCACTCATACGAGACTTCTCATCTTCAGTACCGGTACGCATTGCACGAAAACGTTCTTCAGAGATAGGATCACGCTCATTAAAAGTAGTAGGGCTAAGCGCTTGAACGTACTTACCAGTAGCGAATGAATTCCATCCATGAGTATAATGATGAAAGAAAGTCTTAGATGGATCTTTACTATAAGGTAGTAAGCGAATAGTATAAGTATTACCCGCAGTAGTTTTAAGAATTTCAGTATATAGACCACTACCCTTATCTTCGTCTTTCGATAGTGCAGCCTTAATTGATTGAAACATATTAGAATTAAACATAGTTAGTATTGTATTAGTTTTTGGTTTTAGAAAATCTCTTAACGAGATAAAATGATTATAGAGTTAGTTAGCTAAATTGCAATAGACGGTCTTCAATAATTTTAAAGGCTGATCTAATCACAATTTTTAGTTTAGTTGATCTGATAAAATTGCTTTTTGTTGTATTGTATATATTAAAAAAATCGTCTACAATAAAATTAATTATTTGAGGTTCTGTGGATTGAATAAGATTATGAATTTCTAGACCTTGAAGTATATAGAAGTTAATTTTATGATCTCTGAGATGCTGTAGTACAATTGGTGTAGTGCCGTTAATAAGGTTCTTGTATTGATGTAGTGTTAGTTTATTTTCTTTACAAAATTTATAGATAAAAGAGCAAGCTTGCTTGCAGTCATCGATAGTACTTTCATGATCTGGATCAGATGTCTCTTTTTGTTTTATATAGTTTGAATAGCACTTAATTGCACGTCTGGTAGTATAAAACTGTAAGTTAAAATACTCGTCATTATTGTAGATCTGATATGGTGCAAGGAAGAAGTCACTATACTTTATATTATGATAGTTCGAAAAGAAACTATCTAACTTTTTTAGGGTTAGCTCTGTAGTAGGATCTAGAGAATCAAAGTTTTGTCTGAACTTGCAAGGCTGATTCTTGACCTTACGAGATGTATATAGAAAGGAATTGTAAATTTGTTTTTGACTATCACTAATCATATTTCTATCCTAGACTGTGTATTAAGATACTTGGTAACATACTTACTAACTGGTATTAGAGGCTCATAACTTATAAACATTTTAACAATTTCGTATGTTGTATCTACACATAATAACTCCTTTAGTATATTTCTCAATCGTTCTTCTTGCAAAACGATAACAAATACGTTTTGCATACTGAGCTTTTTACCTTTTAACAGACTACATAGTGTGCAAAACGAAAGTAACAAGTGCTCCATCTCGTGCTTCATTATATTAGAGGAAGGAGTCTCTAGATCGTTGTTTAGCTGCATGGAGTAAGTAGTTTTGTAAAATTTAGAAAGGTTTCTGTTATATATCCAGCAGCTGCATACTCTTGACCGCCTCCTCCACATAATTTGTCAGCTATTACATCTAGCTTAGCAGTACAATCTTTAGAACGTCTAAAGAAGACTTGTTTTGTATCTATGTTAATTAAAATAACTATATCAGCATTGTATTTTTTAAGGGTTACTTGTGCCATTTCATTAATAGCAAAAGAGCAACAGCAACTAACAACAGAATAATCTTTAATCATGCCTCTAAAGCACTCTGTTGTATCTATTTGCTCTTTTAAGTACCTTATAAAGTATTTTATTGCGTTTTGTTCTTGTATATTAAACTCTCTTAATCCGTCTTGAAAGTTTTCTATGAACTTTTCTACTCGTGGATAGTTATATGAGTTAAAAATTGAGTTTAATTTTATAGGTGTCGGAGTTCTTAGATCATATATATCATAACTATTAATAGCGTCTATTAACTCCTTATGCTGAGGTGTAAAAGCTTGAATTTCACTAATTTTAAATTTATTATAAATTAAATCAGTGGTTGAGGAGTGAAGTTGTATAATAGTCTTGGCTTTTTTGAATCGATCCTTACCCTCTTCAACAAAAGTCTTATGATGATCAATAATTACAAATTTTTCTGTATCAACTAACTCGGTAATTTCCTTCGGAACGTAAAGATCAGTAATAAACACTTTATCATACCAATCAATATCTTTATACCAGCCTTTAAACTCACCTGCAAAGTCATGAACTTTATCTTTCCTAACCTCTTTAATATCAAAAGTTGTGTATTTGTCTCTATATAAAAACTTTAATAGGAGAGCGCTACCAGCACCATCAAGATCACAATCTGTCCATACACAAATTCTCATTAATAGATATTTATTAATGAGATTATACTTTTCAACCGGTGAAAGCAGCTAGACTCTTAAATGATTCATCTTCAAAATCATCTACATCATCAGCCTGAGTAATAGTTAAGGTCGTATAGTCAATTCTCATAGGCTGAGTATGACCTCTCATACCATACCTATTCTTCATCATACCTAACCTGATAATACCTAACTCTCGATCCTCTTCGTTCTGATAAATCGATACAATTACGTCAGCAGTAGCAGCTAGATTGATACTCTCGGAGATAGTAGATAGTTCAGGGTTATCATTACCGAAGCCGCTACGATTTAGCTGAGTACAGCTAATAATAGGACAGTTATAGGTATAACTCATAGCCCTCACTTGCTCAGTTACATGCTTTATTCGTTCATACGAGTTACTACCAATAGTAGAATGAATTAAGTTAAGATAGTCTAGTACAATAGCATCAATCTTAACACCACTATCAGTCATCTTCTTAACAAACGCATTTAACTGATTAGGTGTAATAGTAGATGGCGGAAACTCTTTGATATAGAGGTTACCAGCACCCTGCTGCCCGCAGTCTGCAATAGACTGACGTAAGGTATATGCATTAGCTGCTAGATCACGAATAGGAATCTGGGTTAAGTTAGAGCATAACCGTCGAGCATACAGTAGCTCTGACATTTCAAGAGTAATAAGTAGTACATTCTTACCCTGCTTTACCATATTAGTAGCGATATTACCGAGAAAGATAGACTTACCGATATTAGTCTCACCAGCAAACACATATAACGCTCTACCTGACTCTAAAAATCCACCATTTAAAGCTTCATCAAGCCAAGGCCAAGTACTTGGTATAGTACTATTAACAAGACTAAGATCGTCAATAATAGTATTAATATTATTGAAGAGATCTAGACCCATATCAGTAACTAGACTAATATTACAAGCTTTTTCAAACTTATCGAGGGCTACAGTAGTATCGACAGTGCCTTTCGCTACATCTTCAGCGATACTAAGCATAGTATGATATACAGCCTTCTCTTTTAGGAAGGTCTCTGTATTAGCATACAGTTCATCCTTATTAAGATTCTTATCTATGTCATTAAATGACTGAACTAGAGTCTTAAACGTAGCTTTAAGCTCATCTGTTACTAGATAAGACTTAATCTCGGTGATAGTAGGTGCTTTCTTTCTTGTATCATTAAACTCCTTAATGATATTGAAGATAGTAGCGATACTTTTAGTTTTAAAGAATTCAGGCTTTACATGATCTACGATAGTTGCTAAATAAGCAGCGTCAGACAACGCCTTATAAATGATAATATTTTCAAAGAAACCTAAATCGAGCTTACTCACTTCTTTAGTATAAGATAGTTCGTTATTAATGCTATACAGTTAGTTTTTTACCAGCGTATTGCTTATATTTTGATAAAAACCATTTTTGACCCTCTAAAAACTCAGGAGTTAACTCTCTGAGTCCTGGCGAAGCATGTGTTATTAAAATATCACCTACCCCTACTCTTAGTTTAGCTAGACTAGCATCTAAACAGAATGAAAGGTCATACATATGGAACTTAGATGGGCATTTTTCATCGAATGTGACCTTATCAAACACTGTTTTACTAACAGACAGAAAAACACCATCAGCTAATACTACAGGACTCGGAAAAGCACCAAAACTAGTCATATGCTTATTGTTTGTATCCCCATGAGCTACAGCGCCTCTTAAATTACCTCCCTGGAAACCTCCGCCCATTAGATGCCAGAGTACTGGTTCTTGAATAGTGCATTCTGTAGTACCAGCTACACCAACTACATCATATTTTTTATGTAAATCCTGTAGACGATATAAAAAGTCTGTTGATTCAATGATAACATCATCATGACACAATACAACAAAGTCAACATCTTCCTGTTTACCGAATTGCAGAGCTTTATTATATAATTTAGCTAGTGACTTTTTATTATTCTCTTTAAAGAACCATTTTTCAGTACTAGAGTTAAAGAGAAGAGTATTTTTTTTGCTACCTTTAGTAGCTGAGAATAGAAAATATTTCATACAAACAAGAAAGGTGATTTAGTTTTAAACTTACCTGCTGATTTCCACATATCATAATTTTCACCCACTGCAATCCAAGGATCATAATTTTCAATCATTAGGATTTCCCCTTCTTTAAGTAACGTATAATCTTTACCAGGTAGAGTAGAGAAAGAACCGCTACTATGATAGTGTAATATAGAACCTTGACGAGCGAGATATACAGTATTAGTACTGGTATTAACAATACAAAGAGCAAACGTACCTTCTAGAAGCTCTAATACCTTAGTAACTACATCAATAGGTGGAGGTGACTTACCACTTCCGGTCTCACCTGTAGAAAACTCCTGTAACATACAAGCTATTACTGATGTATCGACAGGATTTACGTTCCATGGAGTATATTCTTTATTAAGACTCTTCCAGTTAGTTAATACACCATTATGAAGTACCATCCAGTTTAATGACTCAAAGGGATGCGATGTATCTTGAGACCAATTACGTTTTGATGACGTAGGTGCCTGCATATGACTGATAAAGAAGTCAAACGAGTCGTTTACATTTATTTTATTAAATTCAATAATACCTTCCTGCTTATGAACATACTGTTTATCATAGTCATATAAGCCTAGTACACTACTAGCAAATGTCCCACGCTCGACATTTGCTTCATACAAGATCTCTAACTTAGATAGCGTATTAGCACCAATAATTGAACACATATATACCTAATGATAATTGTATTCTAGATATTTTCTACTTAAAAAGCTTAGTTTAAATAAATAATGTTATATGAATTTTAACGATTTAGTTAACCGTTCTCAAATAGTTAGTGAAGGTAATGTCTCACCTTACGAAGTTAAAAACCCTGTTTTTAAGGATATTACTAAGCGGTTAAAAGCTGCAGGCGCTTCTTCTCCTCCTCGTGACACAATGTTAGTAATTATTAATGTGTTAAAAAGACTTGAGATAATTAGTCAAGAGGATGCAACTCAGTGGGAATCTATAAAAGGTTCCTCTACTTTACCTAGAAAGAATGCTTTGCTAGGATTTATCGATCTATACAAAGAAGATATAATACGGAGAGCTGAAGAAGTTAAGGAAACTATTGAAGACGAATTACCTAGATTTTTTAAGAGAGCTGGTACAAATCGTGGAGCTGCTAAAGGTCCTAGTAGAGGTGAAACAAAATACTCTGCTAATCAAGCTGCTGAGGAAATGAAAGCTCAAGCTAGAGAACAAAAGAAGGAGGCTAAGAAACTAGCTACAGAACTAAGGCAGCAAGCTAAGGGTAAAAGTAAAGGTCCTAGAGCGGCAGCTGCAGTTGAAGTTATTGCTACGGGTCTAGATGATTCAGTAGCAAGAGCCTATGCTGCTGGTGAAGATGTTATTTTAAAATCTTATGCGGCTGAAGTTTTTAAATATATTGGAAAAAATCTAGGTAAAGAGGGTCTTGATATTGATCTAAAAAATGTTATCTCAGCAGCGGGCTTCGTAGCTGATAAAATATCTACCTTAGACCAATTAAAGAGATTTGTTGATCAAGTAGGTCGTAAACCTGGTTTCGAACTTATTGCTCAGTATCTTGCTGATATAATTAAACCAGTTGAAGATGCTATCTCAGCCTCTAAATCTGAAGATGAAGAGTCTAATAAATATGATGAGGAAAAAGCAGATGTTGATAATGACGGCACAACAAAGCCTTGGGAGAAAAGATTAGCTGAGCAGAGAGGATTTAATGAATCAACTACTGCTGAATATCTTACAGAGCAGGTTAAGAAAGATAAATACAATAAGGCTTCTAATGAAGCCTCGTTATCTTTTACCGAAAAATATAAACCTAAAACCAGCTGGCAGTTACAAGAGTTACGTAACTACGGCTTATAAGTTAGGCTATTTTCTTGCACTCGTGCTTTGCATATAGTACATCGATATGATCTTGTTGAGCATATCGAATAGGGTCTTGTAGTTTCGCTTGTATAAAGCCTGCTAACCTTAAACTACTAGATGGAGTGGTAGCATCAGCTAACCCACTCTTGTCATTAGAGTAACAGGTCCAAGTATCACCAAAAGATACTCCTAACCGGTTACCTTCGAGTATAATCTCTGACTTAGACATATCGATGAGAGGTGCTTCGATATTAATTAAGGTCTGACGATTAAGATTTAGAACATTATTGATATTATCGATGAACTCTGTACTTCCATCCCAGTAGCCGGCCGCTGAGTCAATTTGTGCAGCTCCATACCATACAGTATTAGCTTTCATACTCTCTGCATAAGCGCAACAGATAGATAGGAACATCATATTCCTAAATGGTACATATGATACAGGTTGTGCATCACCTGCAATCTTATTGATATCAGGGTTATCAATAGATTTATTAGTTAATGATGATGTAGGTGAGATATCCTTAATGTAAGTTACATCTAAAAGCTTATTGGTAATAGTTACACTTGGATACTTTTGCTGTAACTGTCTGATTTGACTTTTAACACAGTCGATTTCACGATTGTGTCTCTGACCGTAGTCAAAAGTTAGAGTATGGATATTCTTATATCCTCTATCTACGGCCATATGCAGAAGCACAGTACTATCTGCACCTCCGGAAAATGCTAATACTAATTTATTCATTTGTGTTATCTGGTTCATCGGTTAGTTCTTGATCTAATTCTGCTTCCTCATCTTGTATAGGTTTAGATGAGTATTTCCACTCTACATTAATCTTTTCTTCTAATTGTGGTATAAGTATATTCTCCCATAGTTCCTTATCTTTACGGAAGTTGCGATAAAAACCTAACTTTTGACCATTAGGTAGTTGATAAGTAGCTCCTGTCTGAACAATAATATTAAAACCAGTCATTAGGTCGAGTAGACCGTAATATTTGTTAAGTCCATTAGTAAATGATAAGTACATCTCAACTTCAAGATACTGTTTAATGAAGCGATTCTTACGAGTTAGAGCTCGTAGAATAATACCAGAGTAGCTTTTTTGACCAACAGTTAAGCTACTGTCGGTAGTCTTACCACCATCATCTTTTAAAGGTTTACGAGCAATCTGAACAGTTACTGACGGTAGGTAAATTACTGACTTACCACCAGGCATGTTCTTTTCAATACTTGGAAATAGTTCTGCAGGATTATCATACACATGTGAAGTAGCGATTACAGTTGTACGAGTATAGGCTCCAAGATTAGTAAGAGTCTGCATTAAGCTCTTCATCGCTCGTGCCTTACTACCCATATCAGAACTTGTATTGTCTTTATCCATTCGTTTATACTCTAACTCAGACTGCAAGTTACTAAGTGAGTCTACAGCAATAACGAATTGACCTTCAAGTTTCTTCTCTTCAACCTTAGTCAGGAAGTTAAAAATAGCATTTCGAGTCTGCTCAATTGTCTTGCACGGTACATACTTAACTTTAGTAATATCTAGACCAGCAGCAGTAGCACTATCAGGATCAACTGCGTTTTCTGAGTCAAAGATTACAACGGTCTTTCCTCCCTTCTGAGCATTGGCTAATACCCTAAGTAAGAAACCGGTTTTAAAAGTTTGTGATTCACCGGCTAGTACTGTTACTCGACCCATCGGGATACCTTTATAGCATGAGCCAGAGATAATTGCATTGAGTGCATAAGAACCAGTGTCAATCCAGCTATCAACTTGACTAAGTGTACTTTTATCTAGATAAGTAGCATAGGGATTGATTTCATCTAAGCTATCCAATGCACTTTTAATATCTTTTTCCATACATCATTATAATGTATCAGAGAATTAAATCAATAAAAAACGCCTAATGAATCATTAGGCGTTGCTGAAGGTTATGTGATTATATTTTAGTCTTCAAAAAGTTTAATTACTTCTGGTCCACCTGCAGGCTCAGGAGTTTTAATGCTATTGATATTGTTGTATTGATTAAGAATTGCAGAATCTAGTACAACATCAGATATTACAATACTAGATTTAGTAAATACCCAGTTGTTTTTATCACGGTGTTCTTTATCAAGAAACTCTACAAAGATGTATGGGAACGATTGAACTTGAATCTGTCCTGTTTCTTGATTAGGATTAACATAAACAATTACTGGATTGTTAAGTGTAAGTTGAGTGTCGGTCTCAGATACTTTTTTACCGATAACGACGCGGCCAATTTGATCAATGATTGTAATCATGTTGTTATATTATAATATTATTTTGTTTTTTCTACTACTAAATACCAAAAAGGTCAAACAATTCGCAAGTTACGTTTTCTGATGGCTTACGTATCTGCCAATTAACCCCTTGATAGAATCTTTCAATGCCTGAAAACAGAATCTTTTCAAACATTTTTTCATAATTTATTTTGAAGATACTTTTATACTCCTCAGGGAAGGTATATTTAAATCCTATTGAGTCAATACCGTATTTGTTAGGCTGCTGTAAGTATACATATCGAGTTTTATCACCCGATGAGATTTCTTCATACTTGTTCTCAATACCTAACTTCTTATTGAGGAAGTTATGAAGGTAAGCAGACTTAACATGAATAGGGGTACGAGTACCAATATTAAACTCATTACACTTAGCAGCATACTTCTCGTATCCTCTAAGACCCATAACAAACGCAACGTCTTCAATAGGTAGCTCTTTAAACGCATTATAGGTCTCAGTCAATATGCTATTAGTCTGCTCTAAAGACTGAGTAAGTAGCATCGTCTCAATAATCTTCTTAGCATAAGGCTTAATAGCATTAGGCATCGATGTACGGACAACCTCAACGCCAGTATACTTAAACTTATCTACTTTAATACCTTCATCGTCCAAGATATGCATAACATATCTCTTCTTCTGTAGGAATAGAGCTACATCACTTATGCTTTCTCTCTTAAATACAAATCGTGAATCAGTAGTCCTGAGTGATTTCTTAGCCCAGCTATTGATCTCCTTATTAATAAAGTCTTCAATAGTCTGCAGTTCCTTATAGAAACCATCACTAACCTGATTACCACTTTTAAGAGGTACAAACTCGTTAATACATTGTAATGAAAAGTAAAGAGAATCAGTATCTGAGTAAACCCAGCTATTATCTAGAGTATGCTCATCAGTTATATTGTAGTTAGCAGTTAGGTACTGCTGTAATAGCTTACCTGCTTGTTTAATAACAGCTTGACCGGTGAGAGTTACAGAAGAGGCTATATCGTCATCTCCGATAGGTGCCTGTTTATTACCCATATATCCATAGACTGAATTAAGGAGTGTCTTAATTACCATCTGCTTAGTATTCAACCTTTCTACCTCGAACTGTATCTCTGATCTTTGCTTACTTAACTCTGAACTCTTAGTCTTATCAGATGCGATGATATCATCAATAACTTTTAATTGCTTTTTACTCTTAAAGAGCTCAGTCTTTACTACTACTCGTTCATTATAATAGTGATCAAGGAATTCAGGTATGATACCTTTCTTCTTTTGAGAGAATAGAAAACCAGCTTTCGTTACTGCACACTTTTCCGCTATTAGAAAGTCATTAAATGCTTTAGGAGTTAACTCAAAACACTTACCTGTCACATGATAGATATTAATATTACCTTTATCAGTCTTTTCAATCCTACCTATCTTAGTCTCAGGAGATAGATTAAGCGAAATCATTACATTAGGATATAGAGAGTTAGCATCAAACGATACTACATTAGTCTTAAACCCTGACTTAGGTTCTGCTACATATGCTCCTGGATTCTTTACTGCACTATCAGGTCTTACGAACGTCGAAAGAACCTCACCTCTCCTTCTAGCTTTGATAGCTAGAGCGCCATTGATAACCGATATAGTTCCCATCGAGCTTTCGAGAGTAGAAAGACCTACATACGATAGCATTCTTAATAGTGATATATATTGTAGTTTATCCTCTAACTTAATAAGGATATTAACGTCTTGAATGTTATACTCGACCAGTTTCTGCCAGTTTGTATCAGTTAGAGTTGCAAGATCGATATTACCATAATCAATCTTCCTCTCTCCTAGCTCAATCTCTGCAATAGCATCTAACTTATATGACTCTCTAAGCTTAAGACAGAACCGTTGATATATATCGAGGTAGTCAATTGTTGATATACCGTCAAAGTAATATCGCTTTTGCTCTCTACCGAACTTACCTTTCATTAACCTAAAATATACATTATTAAGAGGTGACATTCTCTTAACCGACTCCTCACCAAGAATACGTTCACATCGATTCACGATATAAGGCATGTCAAACAGCAAAATATTCCAACCTGATATTACATCAGGGTAATCTCGTTCGAGATATTCAATAAATTTAATAAATAATTCTCTCTCGTTTTTACAATGAACGTATGTTACATTATCAGCAGTATTGTCATACTCTTTTATACCAAAGGTATAAAAATGCTTTTCAAGAGAGTCATAACAAGTAATTACCGTAACAGGGTGAGTAGGATTATCTACATCTGGAAAGCCTCCTGAAGACGGACTATAGGTCTCGATGTCAAGGTATACTACCTTAAGTGGATTATTAGAGAATTCCTTATCTTCATTCTTAGTCCAGAAGGTATCAATAAGATACTGCTGAGCAGCAGGTAGGTTTTCGTAAACTCTCTTTATCTTTGACTCAGTAATAAATTTGTAACGCTCGTAGCTGTTATTAAAGATCTTCTTTTTGATCTTACCACCGTAGATTGATACCTTCTCACCCCTAGAATCATCTACATATAAGTATGGACTATGCGATACAGAGTAAGTTACTCTCTTGCCGCTTTCATCCCAGGTAAAGAGGTTAATACAACGCTCTTTACTATTATAAACTGCATTACGATACATCTAAATATAGTATAATGTAGTTCGTTATGAATTCAATAGCGTCTTATGGATTCCAGCGTTTAAGATATTTACGATCTGGAGAGTTATATGGAGTGTTTAGTGCTTCAAGATGACATCCAATATTTTCTTCATTCTCCATAATACGCGTTAAACCATACCCTCTCAATAGCTCGATGTTTTCTTTATACTGTTTACGATTCTTATAACTTAAGATAGTTTCAATTTTAAATTTAAGTTCTTCAGCAGATTTAAATCTAAGACTTTCTGGAGCAGTACTATATGTAACAAGGTCTTGGCATAGGCAGGGAATACCTAATACCGCGGCCTCAACAAACTTAATATCTGACTTAGATTTATTAAAGTTATTGTCTTGTAAAGGTGCAATCATAATTTGGGCTTGCAAGCTAGCAATAAATTTAGGATAGTTAAGTAAGTTCTGCCAAGGATGAAATTCAATATCTCCCGACTTAACGTATTCTAGTAGGGGTGGAGGAAAAGCTCCAACGAAAACCCACTTATATTTGTGACGTGTGTCAATAACTAGCTTGAGAACATGTTCAAAGTCATCCTTACCACTAACCTTATTATCCACATCATAATGAGCGCCAGAACCAGTATAAAGGATTCTTGGTTTCTTATAGTGCTGATCATAAGCATCAACTACTCTACGTCTACTGTAAAGATGACCCATCCAGAAGTCTGGAACGAAGTTAGGTAATACTGTAATTTCCTGCTTTCCGGTACGAGCAGTGTATAGGTCTTTCATATACTGACACGTAACGGTGACCTCATCGCACATATTAATAATGTCAATACAATTCTGTCTAATTCCTCCTCCAACAAACGCAGATTTAAATTTATTATAATCTGGAATATCCTCTTCAAATACTACATCATCTACTTCATATATTAATTTAAACCCATGTTCTTTTTGAATACCTTTAAGAAAGGCAACAAAATCTTTTTGAGCTTTACTTGCTTGTCTTTGAATTTTAATGCACTTAATACCTTGATACCAGCGCGGGTCAAATACCATGCTCGTTAGCGAAGAAGAACAACCGTTACCTCTTATATTAATTAATTGTTCTGGCCAGAGCATACGCCAGTGACCACAACCAGTTAAGTCACCGAGATAGTTTAAATATCTCGGTAGACCTAGTTCACCGGGCGATATAGGAGATGATGGTGCCTTGAGCGGTAGAAAAGAATTGATTCCTGGTCTGCTTGCGAACGGAGACGCAAAAGGATATGCAAAGGGTTGAGGTAACATTAGCGACATATATTATGTTATGTCACAATGTTAGAAATTCAATAGTTAAATCTCTATATAATCAAGTCTTCTTGTTATACCGTTACTTTTCTCAAGATAAATTACGTCACCAGTAACAGATTTAATAGATTCCTTACGATGTGAGATAATAATATTACATTCATCTAACTCTTCAACTCTCTCTTTAAGAATAGTTGTGATTAGTTCAATACCCTTTTCATCAAAAGATGAATCGAATAACTCATCATATATTGCAATATTATATCTTACTTCACCCTGCATTCTTCTTAGATCAGAAAAAGTAAACAAACAGGCAAGGTCAATAGCTTTACGCTCAGCTCCAGAAAAGTTAAAGTAAGAGCATACTTTATTCTTTTCATTTAAAATCTCCTCCTCAAAATACTCGTTAAAGATACAGATACAGTTTGAGTCTAATTTTTTAAGAAAATATAGCAATCTACCATTAAGAGTTTCGAGTAGTTTGTTAACAATATAAGATTTTACCCCTTCCTCACTAACAATATATTTAACAATATCTAACTTACTAAGCTGCTTATTAAGAGTTTCACCTACAGTTGACATTTCAGCTACTCTTATTTCTGTATCACTAATTAATTTATCGAATGTGGTGTCATTACTCTCAATAGCTAAGATATCTGAATCAAGCTCATCTAACCACTCTTTAAGCTGATCAATACGTTGCTGCTTGTTTACTTTATCTTGCTTCGAAAGATTATGTTTAGATATAGTTTGATGTGAACTAGCTATAATATTCTTAATACGCTTCTTCTTATCTACATATTCTTCCAGCTCAGTAGTTTTCTCTTTTACATTAGTAGCAAGTCGTACTATGTCACTTTTTAGCTTTTCCTTCTCTTGCTTTATAAATGCAAGGTCGTGTTCTTCAATACCTCTTAAACAGACTTCACATTTATGCTCTGACGTTCCTATCTTCTTATAAGTGGATTGCATATCAGTAATCTTTTGTTTACTAACAGCTATCTCTACATTAATATTTGAAATATACTCGTCACACTTATCTACCCCCCTTTCATAATCTTTAATATTTTTCTCAATGTCGTTGAAGTTAATACTAGATGATCCATTAGTATTGTCTAGATTGTTAATATAATCGGTTATGGTTTGTATCTCAGCTAGGTTGCTTTCTCTGCGACTGTAATATAGCTCTTTCTTTTCCTTTCTCTTAGCTAGTGTATTTTCACGTTGATGGGTGTAGTTCTTAAGGTTTTGATTAACTTCACCAAACTTAGCTTGATGAGTATCAAGCTCTCTCTTCGTATCATTATACTCAGAGCGTAAACGAGAAATCATTTCACTAAATACCTCAAGTCCAAAAATATCCTCAATAAACTTACGCTTATCAACCTTACTCTTAGCCATAAACGGCACCGCATTATTGACTGTCATAATAACACAGTTTTGAAATATGGCAGGAGACGCATTTATGATATCACAAATATGTTTTGTGGTATTACTAGTGCTATCTAGAGTGATGTCTATATCATCTTCGAACAGCTGAACCTTTGTAGGGTTCATATACCTAACAATCTTATATTGTTTAGTTGACGCAGGTGTAATAAGCTCGAAGTCAAGTTCTACTTGAGTCTTACCACCAGTTACATTATTAGGAATTAAGTCCTTTTTAATTTCTCTTAGGGTCTCACCAAAGATAGCAAAGTAAATAATCTCAGCAACGCAAGACTTACCTACACCATTACGACGATCAGGCTTATCTTTATTACAACCAGTAATAACATGTAATCCCTTTTTAAAATTAACTGCTACCGGTTCTTCGCCGATAGATAGAAAGTTCTTTGCTACTACTCTTTTAAAGTTAACGTATTTCATTATGAGCACTTACGATATAAATCGAGAGTATAATCAATTATATCCTTCTTTTCTTCAATATCTAGCAAATTAATAAAGTCTGTTATAGCTTGACTTACATCAATACCAGACATGTCCTCTTTATGCTTACTATCGTCTAAAATTCGATTAAAGTTAATATCATAGTCTACTGTGACACTTTCAGGTTTAAGTAGACTTAGCTTGCTGAGAAGGACATTCATATCCTCTTGACATATATTCTTATCTACTTTTAACTTAACAATATTATTAGCCACTATGTGTTTAACTCTACTAGTAATACTACCTTCCTCAACGAGCTCACTTAGTGTAAGTTTTTCATATAAGGGAGATATTTTATTTTCAATAAAATCATACTCCATTGAATCGAGATCTAAAATATGATAACCTTTACTATTACCTGCATCACCAAAGTCCATTTGAAAGGGATTACCAACATATAAAATAGTACCTGTACTATAGACTTTTTCGTGTCTAGTATGAAAGTGACCTGAGAAAACTAATTTAGATTTAGCTAATAGATCTTTTACTTTAATGCCCTCTTCACATATCTTAGTGCTATTAACTTTAAAGGTCTCAATCTCGAAGTGACCAAATATAACATCACATTTAGATATATCCTCGACGTTTGTATTCCAAGGACAGAATGTAATAGTTTTATCAAACCATTCCACTGATGTAATACTATCGAATATGTTTACATTCTTACGATTTTTAAAAATAGAAAGTGATGTAACATCTGTTCGATGTTTAAAGTACATATCATGATTACCCGGTATAGCGAAAATATTAAACTCTTGAAGTATGTCTAGTATGTTAGCTGATACCTGTAAGGTATTAACAGATATCTCACTTCTATTATGATGCCAATCACCACAGAATATAATATCTTTAATATTACGTTTATTAAGATCTACTTTTAACCAATTAGCCCATTCAATAGCTATATTATGCCAAAATGTGCTATTAGAGTGAACACCAAGGTGCAGATCTGATATTATAGCTATTTTAGCTTTCTTCGCTGTTGTAACCGTCATAATAGTCTGAGTCCATAGGTTTAACGTAAATTGAGTGACCGCTACCTGCAGAAGAGTCTATCATACTATCTTCATACACTCTATCTCTATAGTTTTTAAGAGTTTCGTGATGACGCTTTTCCTTTTTAATTCGGTTAATAAAAGCGTGAAAAGCGATTGTAGTAAAATAAGAGAAAGGGTTTGAGTTAGCGTCAAAATTATATTTTTTAAATTTGAGAGCGCTATACATCTTAATAAGCGCATCACCAATCATTTCCTCCTTATAGGAGTAGTTAATAAATGACGGATTAAAGCTTAGACCATAAGCTATTTTTTTAATATTTTCTGCAAGATCGTCAGTTAATATATCGGTATCATAATACACCTGAAGAGAGTCCTTAAACTCCTTAGGTATTACATAAAATTCTTTTACTCCCTTAGCCATATCTAATAATATGGGAGGTTGTAATAATATCAAGGCTGTATAATATTTTTAATAGAGTATTCTATCTTTTCTACAGTATATATATCCTGTCTTTTGTTACAATGTGCTTTGCCATACTTAAGATTGTCACATATATCTATAATATTGAGCTTAGTCTTACTCTCATGCTGTCGTAGACCGCGGCCAATAGATTGAACCGTCCTTACAAAGGACTTACCACCAGCAGCAAATATAATATTATGCAGATTCTTAATGTTGACCCCGGTAGAGAAAATAGCACTGATAGCAACACATATAATATTGCTATGTTCCTCCATTAAATTTTTAATACGCTCTCTCTCCTCTACTTCAATCTCACCTCTTATATAAAAAACTTGTCTTTCACTTATATTACTCAGGTAATTAAACATTGACTCACCATGAGCTAGATGATTAACAAGTACAAGAGTATTGTTGTTTAGTCTCTTGCAGATAGTACCAATAACCTCATTACGATATTTATTATCGTATATAAATGACAATTCATCTCGATATTCATTATCAGTTAACCTTAATGGCTTACATTTATAAGTAATATCTAGTATTTTAACTTGTACATTGACAAGAAAGTGTTCTGATCTTAATTCATAACTAGACTTTTCGAAAATAACTGGTCCAAATTTACCAATAATATTCCATTTATCTATTTGTTCTTCCGGTAGTGTACCTGTAAAGCCAAACTTGTTTTTCGTCTTTATCTTAGATACAATTTTAGTGATTTCGTTACCTGACTTTACCTTATGGCATTCATCAACAATTAGCAGATCTACGAATTTAAGAAAGTCATTATCCTCAAACTTGCTCTGCAGAATACCAGTATTACATATTATTACATTAGCAGTAAGGTCTGGAGTTATACTACCGGTCCATCTAGTAGTCTTAAAGTTTACACCGCAATTTAAAAACTCATTATAAGTTTGAGTTACAAGACCTAAATCAGGTACAATTAATAAACACTTAAATGTATTTTTATTATTATTGTTATTAAAAAAGCTCTCTATAAGAGCAGCTGTAATAAACGTCTTACCAGCACCTGTACCTAACACACAAACCCCTCTACCAAACTTAAGAGCCTTTACTATTACCTCTCTTTGATAATCTCTTAGAGATAATTTAAAGTCACCACTAAGAGTGAAATCGTTACTACTATTTAATACTTTTTGCAGACTATCACTTATAGATATATCAGCAACTACTTGAATTTGTATGAGATATTTTCTTATATCCCAGTACATTCCTAGATCACATGTACCAGTAGGAGTTATAATATACTTTCTACGAGCTACGAACATTCCACGGCGACGAGCAAATACAGCTCCCTTATTGTCTACACTAAAGTGCTCTCTTACTTGAGTAAACACATCACTATCGTCACAGATAAAGGTAAGTTTATCTGTTGTCTGCTTGTAGTCAAACTTAATTATCACTTAGGCTTGTTCTGACTGGTTAATCTGTATGATGTTTCGTATCTCCCAATGCATACTAGCGAATATCTTCTCTACCTTTTCGAGATATTCAATAATATAATCGAACTCTCTAATTTGATCATTAATGTCTTCAATCTCTTTTGAGCTCTCTGCTGCAATATCAGCTGTTACCGAGGTCATCTTGATAGGACTTAGCTCTACAATACGCTTTGATATATCTTTCTTTAGACTCTTCTTATCTCTTAGTAAGTTATTACGTTTAATCTTTGCATCAATAAGACGAGCTACCCAAAAATGCTTTCTTGAAGGTAATCTAAGCTGTACCTCTTTAATATTAAAATCATTAACAATGAGATCCTGCTTAATCTCCTCGATATATCTTTCCATGATGCTCATCATACAATATAAGTATATATAAGATGGACTCAACAAGTAAGTTTGAAAAAGCCTTTATTAATATTTTAGAAGAAGATACTTCGACGGGAGGTGCACTCGGTACTTCAGAAGGAGGATTTGATCCAGCTGTTAATATAAATTCATCAGACTTTTATGCACGTGGTGATGCAAGAGTTCCAAAGGGTGGTAAGACTATACAACGTCGTTCTGGTATACCTACTATTTTAAAGAGAAAGAGATCTAAAAAGAAGTCGAAAAAGAGGAAACGAGTCATTAATACTTCATTGTGATAGATACAGGACACTGGACTACAGAATTACTTCTTGAAAGTGATCATCAACCTTATGGTTTTATATATGTTATATCAAATAACGTAACTAACAAGAAGTATATTGGTAAGAAGCAGTGTTTGTCGGTGTTTAAGCGTAAGCCACTAAAAGGTAAGAAGAACAAGCGACATGAAATTGTAGAAACCGATTGGAAATCATACACGTCATCATCATTAGAGCTTAATAAAGATATTGAGTTATATGGTAAAGATAAATTTACCTTTAAAATTGTTAAGTGGTGCGAGTCAAAGGCTGAGCTTGCATATTTTGAGGCTAAAATGCAATTTGAATGTGATGTATTGTTTAGAGATGACTACTATAACGGTATTATTAACTGTAGGCTATGCAGATTTAAGATAAAAAGTTAAAAATAGTCTTATTGCACTAATAACGAACTTGTATACAATTGTTTTATAATGATAGATCTTATACTATCTAATTATAATATATTATTAATAAGTTCTAGTATAATAATTGATATAGCACATAAAGATACAGTTAAGTTTTGTATTGATATAGGATTAGAGTGTGAGTTTAGGAAGAAAGATATAAAGAATCTATATTACAATTTCTTTATATATAATTTGTGCGAGATTATAAGGAATAATAAAACCAATTATAGAGTTGTTGTATACCATGATACATCACAGGTAGTAGAATCGCATGATTTATATATGGTTAATAAGGTTAGTAATATACTGCCGGTTACTGTAATTAATAACGAACTTGATATTTACATATTCTACAAATTAGCTATTAATAAGGATGCTGAATCGATAGTAATTTTAGATAAGCTTAAAGTTCCTGATGCTTTAAACTTAAATTTGCAAAAACTTAAGAGATTCCTAAAAACCAATAACTTAAAGTTTTTAAACGATACCTATTTTAAATCTATCCAAACTAAAATGGCTCTTTACACATAAATACTAGTATGACAAAGTTTCTGCATATAGTAGAGCAAAATTTACCTGATTCAGACTACCAAGATCAATTTAATTTACTTATGAAGTTTAAAGAAGATACACTTGCTCTTTATAAGTCAGGTAAACTAGATTTTTTTATTGCACCTATCCATAATACAGGTTCAGTTGAACTAATAAGTAGAGATGGTAAAAAATGTATATTAAATTTAAGAGCTAACGAGGAAGCAGAAGATCCTGTTATGAAAAAACCTAACCCACTTAACGATATGCTTAATAAAGCAGACCCAAGGCTTCTTGATAAAGCTAAAAGAGCTGCATTAGCTGTAGGAAGTGAGCTTGAGAGAATTGCAGCGAATAGACCGAAATGAAGACTTTAAATTTAATTAACAAATACTTAAAACTTCTTGAACAGGATGAAAATCCTGAGCAACCTATTGATCCAACTGAGACAGGAGAAAATCCTCCACAGGAAGCAGAGACATCAACAGAACCAACTGTAGAACCTCTAACATCTATTGCTGAACAAAGTTATATTTCTTTAGCAGCTCGAGCGTTTGCTTATAAACCTACAGATGAGCAGATATCTCATGTTAACGACGCTCTATTAATGTCTTAATAAATTATAACAAGATGAAGACCTTAAACTTGATTAACAAATACTTTAAGATTCTTGAGCAAGACGAAGCTCAGAATCAACCTACTGCTCAAGCAGAACCAGCAGCAGAACCAGTAACGGAGCCAGATCAATCTGCAGAGCCCTTAGTGTCTCTTGCTGAACAAGGATATATTTCTCTCGTAGCTCAAGCGTTTGCTTACAAGCCACCTGATGATCAAATTACACGTGTTAACGATGCTTTATTAAAAGCTAATACTACTAACCCTCGAGTAATTAGAGAATTAATTGAAGGTTATTTACCTCCTAATTCAGAAAGTATAGATGAATTATTATCGAATCACAAAGACCCTAGATTAATTAGAGATTTAATTGAAGGCTATTTGCCAGACAGTTCTGATAGTATCGATAGCTTATTAACAGATGCGTAATGAATACTAGATTAATTCAAGCTTATAATAAAGTTAATAGAGTAGATGTTCCTAAACATAGACACTTAACTGTCTTGCGTGAAGATACAATCTATAAGAGTAAGGCTCAGCTTTCGAAAGCAATAAAAGACACCGAAGATACCTTTAAAACTAGTGTTAAAGGTGACTCTATCCGAGTTACTCCGAGTGATAAAACTAGTACATCCACGAGAGAAGAGCTTGTTAAAAAGTTTGAAGATACCTTACGCGATATTAATCTTGTAATTAAGGATATATTACCTAAGAAGGTAGGTGCATCCTCTATGTACCCAACATATGTAGTTACAGACGATAGTTCTACTGAATATCAGATTGTTCTCGGCGGCGGTGCTGCTTCGAACAAGGGCATGAAATATGAACGCGATGTTTTAAAGTCTCTTGAGGAATACTTTACTAAAATAGACCTGGGAGAAGATATTGACAAACCTGCTTTTTTAACTGAATTAGAAGATAAGCTTGATATAACATTTACAGGTATTAAAGATGGTATAGATTTCGATCGAAAGGTTAAAAGACCTTTGGATGCTGATGGACCTGAAGATAAAGGTGAAGTTATTGCAGATCTAGCTCTTAAAGATGAAGATGGTGAAGTATATTATATATCCTTGAAGGATATAGGTGGAATAACTGTAGCAAATAATGGAGCTGCTGGTATGTTTAGCGTAGATCGTAAAACAAAAGCAGTAGAGTTTAATAGGGAAAAAAGTGATATAGGCAAAAAGGTTTTCGAGGCATCAGGTATTAATGAAGAAGGTATTAAAAAGGTAGAACAGGGGTTATCAGATTATCTAAATGAGGTAGATTCTGAACAGGGTTTAGAGGACATTGAAGACACGACCGATTTAGCTAATATACCGCTTTTAAAGAAATTGCTTAAATCAGCCTTTGATTATGGGTACATTTACGTAAAAAGAAAAACTTCTGGTCACGAAATTATTGATTTAACAACTCCTGAAGATCTTGATGAATTTATAGGTGATATTGAGGCTGTAAAGGTAAAATATCCTTATTATAGGAGTGAAGGTAACAAACGAAGGAAGGGTGTATCTGTTATGATTGAGACAGAGAATAATTTATTTAGTTTTGACATAAGAAACGCATCACGTGGAATTATACCTAAACAGATTAATCTAGTTAAGTTGAAATCAAAAAGCGAATTTAAAGTAGACGCTGGAAATGTAGACGCGGTAGCTTCTTCGAATCAAGATATGGAGTCAACCTTACAAAAATATTTTATATGAAAAATTTCAAGCAACACTACCAGTTAGTTAACGAGTTCTTTGATGATATCGAAGGAGCTGTTAAGCATATTGATCACTTAGAGGAAAATATTTTAAATAAAGGTAAACAAGGCGTAAAGGAGGCTTTAAATCAAATAGACGCCTCAATTTCCTACTTTTTGGATGATTCTGATTACAAAATCAGTACCAAGTTCGATGGTTCACCTGCTATAGTAGCTGGTGTTGATGTTAATGGTAGATTCTTCGTTGGTACTAAGTCAATTTTCGGTAAAAAAGATGAGGTGACTGGTAAGCGTAAGATTTGCTATAATGCGGAAGATGTAAATACTTATTTTGGTGCCCAGCCTGAACTGGCAGAAAAAATAAATCTAGCACTAGAATATTTACCATCTCTTAATTTAACAGGTATATATCAAATGGATTATATGTTTGATAACAGAATCAAGGATGAATTTACCCCTAATACAATTGATGGTGTCGCGAATGAAAATACATTTATGACATTTAGGCCGAACAACTCTGGCATTATATATGCTGTATACCCTGATAGTCCTTACGGTCAGCAGATTATAAATTCTAAGATTGGAGTAGCTATCCATATTGAATATGTGGTTAAGAATGGAATTCTTAAGGTTAAAAAATATACCTCATCTCCAGAAGAATTTTCTCCATCAAAGACGGTGTTTTTATTTAACATATTAACAAATAAACCAAAGAATGCAAAAAGTCAATTTGGTAAATTATTATTGAGAGATGTTAATAAGAAGAAGAATACTGCTTTAAGGTTAGCTAACTCTATTGACTTCAGCGGATTAGCTGATTACACAGCAGAACTAAAGACTTACATAAATACAGAAGTAAGATTAGGTAGATTTCTCGAAGATCCAAAATTGTCAGCTAATGAGTTTATTAACTACATGACCATCAAGCACAAAAAAGAACTTGACATCGTAGATAAAGAGATTGAAAGTATAGAAAAGGAAGAGGAAGGCAAAAAAAAGGATAACAGTAGGGCTAGGAAGTTAAAGAAGAAGAAAGATAAGACTGAAAAAATGAATAAGGTTATCGCTGAATTGAAAGCTCTAAAACCATCTATACAAAAAGCGTTTCAAATAACACGAATTATTGCTGTTTTAAAGAACAGCCTTATTAAAATATTTAACGAGATTACTAAAAATGATCTTCTTGGTACATATGTACCAAAGTCAGACAAGGAGCCAAATGAGTGGATGACTACCGTACCAGAAGGGTTCGCTCTGTCTAGAGTGGGTAGTAACGAAGATGATCCTCCAGTCATAACAAAGATGGTAACGAGAGTTGGTGACGAAGGTAAACCTGGATTCTCACAAATAAATTTCAGAAGACCTACTCCTGGATCTACTAACCCAACTGCTTAATGAAATCCTTTAAGTTATTTTTTGAACAGGAAGAGGATTCAGTAGCTATACTACCCGGAGGCTTTAAACCACCTACCAAAGGTCATTTTAAAGCTCTGCAGTACATTTTAAATGATGCTAAAAAAGGTATAGTATTTATTGGTAATAAGGATAGAGACGGTATAACATCTGATATGTCTGCATATATATGGGATATATATGCTAAATATCTATCAAAACCTATTAAAATAATTGTGGCAGACAAGACTCCTGTTTTATCCACAATAGAGTATGTAGATAGTAATAGAGGTAAGAGAGTTATGGTAGGTGCAGGTGATAAAGATGAGGATATAAAGAGATATAACTACTTTATTAAAAATGTAGAAAAATATCCTTTAGTTCAGATAGTTAAGATACCATCTCAAGAACAAGGTATATCGGGTAGTAAGACAAGAGAGTTAATTGACGCTGATATAGATAAAGCTCTGGATTATTTCTTACCTGATGAGGTTAAAAGTAATATAAACGATAGAGCTCAGATAAAAAATATACTTAAGTATAAATAACAATATGTTTACTAAGCAAGATCAGCAGATTTTATCTGAAAGATATAAAGTTGTACAGGAACTAAATATTAGTCCAGCTGCTGGTATGTCGACTCTCGGTAGTCCAATTGTAATGGCTATTAGACCCCCATCTGACACTGATCAAATTCATAATCATGATCATGATGAAGGTGAAGAACACGATGAGAGTGAGATAGAGATGGCGTGCGCCGATCTATATAAACTTGCTGAGTATTCTCCCAAGCTAATGGAGATGATTAAACAGATGCCGTCTCTTGAAGGTTGGGTAGCTGCTAAGATAACTACAGCTGCTGACTATATCGATTCTGTTTATGGTTGGCTTAAGTACTCTAACAGTGAAGATTGTGGATGTGAAGACGGTCATGAGGATTCGCATAATCACTCTGACACCAAACTCATGTTTTCAACTGGATATGAAGATGAACAGCTTTAAGCAATTTTTCGAAGAAAAACAAGTACTAGGATTAATAGAGTTTTTTGATTTAGACGGTGTTGGCAAGGTACCAGCTAAATTAGACTCTGGTAACGGCTCTTTTAATGTCCTTCATGGAGAAGAAATACAAATACAGGGTGATAAAGTATTTTTCCGTACTGTAAATAATAAGACCTTACTAAAACCGCTTAAAACAACTGTTACTATCAATGTTGGAGCAGGCAATGTTGAAGAAAGACCTGTTGTAGAGTTTGATGTTGTTATAGGGGGTAAACTCTTTAAGAAAACACCTTTCTCAATAGGTAATCGCCTTACTAATATATACAAAATACTAGTAGGTAAGGATTTTATTGAGAACAATCTTGACGCTCTTATCGATGTTGGTCAAGAGAACATTGCTGATGAGGATATCAGCGTTGAGATCTAAGAGAACCACACAGGCTTCTCTCTAACCGACCAGATCGCAAAGTCTTTATCTTTGCGAATGTACTCTCTATACTGTTCAACTACAGATAGTTCGTTAAAGTCAACAGTCTTACGACATTCACTATCTGGACTGATAGCAACTGCAAATGGAGTAAGACCTTTATCAGGCATTATCGTATTATTAATATTATCCTTACACCACTTAATGAAGTTTAAAGTGAAATGCTCTGCAGAGTTAGGCCAGCGATACATTCGTTCCGTAAACATCTCGAGAGTATGATCTACTAGCCATTGAAAGTTACTTCTTGACTCGCGAACCCATATAGTACACTGGTGATTGAAGTAACCTTTACCACTTTTACGAGGTTTACCGGTCTTAGTACGAGGTACAGACGGATGATTTAGTGTAGACTGATCGAACGCATGAGCTAACATAATAGCGCCTTCGATTTGCATTTTAGACCTAACATGCTTATCACAGAGATCACGAGCAGCAATAATAGGGTCAGGGTCAGTAACAAAAATATTCATACCCTATTGTATTGTTGTTCGTTATGCTGTAGCCATATCGATAAACTTATAGAATTCAGTACGAGTCTTATCGTCATTTAAGAAGTCTCCTGACAGCTTACTTGTTACCATATTACCTCCATGATGTTTAACACCACGACCACACACGCAAAAGTGCTGAGCCTTTACTAATACTGCTACACCAAGGTTACCTTCACACGCTTCGTTAATAGCACCAAAGATTTGCATAGTAAGCCCTTCTTGAAGAGTAGGTCGACGAGCATAAAACTCAACAATACGGTTTAGCTTACTTAGACCTACTACTTTCCCGTCTTTACTAGGGATATATGCTACATGAGCTACACCAACAACAGGTTGAGCATGATGACTACACATCGAATGTACAGGAATATTACACTGAGCAACAATACCGTCATAACCATCGTTAGGAAATGCAGTAATATTCGGAGGAGAATCATAACATCCACGAGCAAGATCATTAACGAACGCTTTTGCTACTCGAGTAGGTGTATTAGCTGAATTAGGATCATTCTTCCAATCAAAACCAAGAGCATCTAGATACAAACCATAAGCTACTGCAGCACGTTCAATAATTAGTAGTTTTTCCTTTTCTGTACAAGGATAGTTACTATTTGCAAGAGGTAGGATGCTATTCGAATTCGTTTCAGTCATATAATTATAGTATGATAGTTCATTAATTTATCAATAAGTATTATAAATATTTAAAATGAAAAAGTACACTCAGCGCGAGCTACATAATGAAGCTTTTAGAGATATGTTGAGAGGTATTAAGAATGTAGCGAAGGCAGGAATTAAGGGTGCAGCAAAAAATGTTGCTAAATATATATCTCCAGAGTTGTATGGAATGGCTAAGGCTGCTAAGGAAATATACAGTGGGGGTAACCCAAATACAGTGCTTAAGGATTATCTTTTAAAGACTAGAGCTGTACCTATATTTTTAAAATCTCCAGCTGGAGGTGTTGCAGTTACTGAGCAGGAAATTATTGATGGTAGTGCTGAACCTACATTTAGAGATACCTTTACATATGATCCGACAGATACTACTAAACGTTTAGCAATTAAACCAAATTCAATAAAAGCTAGACTTGAGCTAGTAAAAATAGGAAAACCACAAAACAAAAATGATGGTATTTTTGCAATACCTTTTGAAGCAAAATCTAAAGGTGTGGAAGGAAGTTATATTGCTTATATAGATAAAATTGATAAAGATAGGCATCAGATAATAGGTATAATGGAAGCACCTTAAAAATTTTTAGTTGATTTATTTTTCTTTCGAATAAGTAAATACAGATATTAGAAAATAAGAATAATATTTAAATAACAGTTGATAAGTTAATTGAGATAGATTACAATTAACAGATGAAGTCACAATATGAATCAACTAAGGTAATTGAATTAGGATCTTGCGCATTTAGACAATGGAGAGCGACACACTCACACTGTCGCTTTATTCATGGATACCAATTAATTGCTAAATTTTGGTTTGGTGGTTCACAATTAGATGATAAACAATGGTTAGTAGACTTCGGTGGTCTCAAAGAACTTAAAGCTCAGCTTAATTATTTGTTTGATCATACTACGTGTGTAGCTGGTGATGATCCTGAGCTCGAGACCTTTAGAGAACTCGAACGTAAAGGACTTATTCAATTAAGAGTGTTTGACCAAGGTGTAGGAATTGAACGTACTGCAAAAGTAGTATTTGATATTGCGCAACAATATATTGGTTCACTTACTAATGGTAGATGTTGGGTAGAGAAAGTAGAGGTCTTTGAGCATGAAGATAATTCAGCTACATATACAGCAAAGTCAAAAGCTGAATCTGTTGAAAAAATTGAGTCTCCTGCTGTTGTAGTAGAAACATCAACAGGTAATACATTCTTACCTGAACCGCCGGCAGACATTAATATTAGTGCAGCAACGCCCACTCAAACTCGTAGTACAGCCGCTCAAATTACAAATACTGTATCGAGCGGTAAGGGAGGTTGGTTTGAAGGAACAACGTGGGGTTAAATACGTGGTATCTTCTCTAATGCTTTAACAATAAAGCGTAGTATCTTACTTCTAACGATTTCAGTTTCACCGAATCTAAAGCAGTAAATATGATTAGCAGCGCTTTCATCAGTATCAAATGCGTTTATAAGCCTATTAATACAGGTTTTATTACCGATATCAGCTTGAAACGAGTCACCACATAAGATATATTTAGTATTACGGCCGAACCTAGTAAGAATAGTAATAGCTTCAGCCATATCTAGGTTTTGAAACTCATCAACAATTACTACAGCATCATTAAACGTTAGACCTCTTACAAAGTTTACAGGTATTGCTTGTAAAACGTTGTTTGAATTAAGGAGATTAAAGGTGCCTTCATCTGTAATCTCCTTTACCTTTTCAAGTAATGGTGCTGCATAAGGTGAAAATTTATCATCAACCTCTCCAGGTAATGCTCCAATAGATCTAGAAGCAGACTCAACTACAGATCTAATATAGATTATAGATTTAATCTTCTGTTCTTTAAAAAGTTCTAAGGCAGCTAAAACAGATATGTAACTCTTACCAGTACCTGCTGGTCCATCCACGAACACCATATTAGTTTCATCTTGTCTTATACAATCATAAAAATTCTTATGAAGCTCATTAAAATGAAATGGTTTCTTAATTTTAAAATTTAAGAACCAGTTCTGCTGTAAAGATGTACGTATCTCATTTACATCTTCCAACCCGTCACTTTTACGCTTACGCGCTATTTTACGAGACATATGTAACATTATTTATACTCATATAGGTATATATTATATACAAAAATAATTTTTATTTACATATTGAAATGTAAATGAACTACATTACAATTAGTTAAAGTATGAATATTGACTGCGATAAAGAAACCTTATTTTTAAGTTCTGATTTAGTGTTTTACACTATTGAAGGGGAAGGTCGACATATTGGTAAGCCTTCTGTCTTCATGAGAATGTCTATGTGTAATCTTACTTGCAAAAGTTTTGCTAGTGCAGATTCACCTAATGGATGTGACTCGTATGTCTCCTGGACAGTTAAAAATAAAATGAACTTTAATGAAATTTTTGATTATATGGAGAGTAGGGGGTTTGTTGATAAACTTCAAGCTGGAGCGATTTGGAAGCTAACAGGTGGTGAACCTCTTATTCAACAGAATCAATTACTTAAGATTTGTCAAGCGTTTAAAGAAAAATATGGTTTCTTACCTCATATTGACTTTGAAACTAATGCTACGATAATGCCAAATCCTGGATGGAGAAATTTTAAGGTTACATATACAACTTCACCTAAACTAACCTCGAATGGTGATCCAGAAGATAAGACATATAAACCTGATGTATTAAGATGGCATGTAAGAAACGGTTCAGATTTTAAATTTGTAATAAGTAAGTCAGAAGATATAGATGAAATTTATAGAAAATACATTAACCCTGATGGTGATATTTGCGTACCTACTACTAACGTCTGGTTTATGCCTTGTTGTGGTTCTAGAAAAGAGCATATTGAAGCTGCGCCCGTGGTAGTAGAGTATGCCAAAGCTATGTGCGTTAACTTTAGCCCTAGATTACACTTATTAGTTTGGGATCGTGCCCTAAGTGTTTAATACATTAAATTATGAAACTATCAATACTATTTAACCTACTCAATCGATTAAAGATTGATCATTGGCAAACTGAAAGTCATGCAGAACATAAAGCTTTAGGTGAAGCCTACGAAGAGCTTGATCCTTTAGTAGATAGACTTGTTGAACTTTACTATGGTAGAAACCATTTGTGGCGCCAAGTTACATTACCAACTGTATATGTTTTAAAGTTACCAGCTTATAATAAGTCAGTAATTGATATATACACAGACATGAGAAACGATTTAATAGAGTATCTTAACACTATCACTACTGATTCAGATAGCGGGTCTCTTAAAAATATTCAAGACGAAATCGAAGGTGCTCTGGATCAACTACTTTACAAACTAAGACAATCATGAAAAAAATTACTGCTGCAGAGCTTAAGCGACAAGACATTTTAAAAGACGTATACAAAAAGACTTTTCCTGATGAGGTCTATAATATGCCTACCTTTAAATGGTTAAAGGAAGAATATATTCCTTTTTATGTAGGTGTACTTAAAGAGTTAGGTTTATATGAGTGGACTGAAAAGTTCGATTGTGATGACTTTTCGTGTTTATTTAGAACACTAGCTCATATCTCTCATCGTAAAAGCAAAGGTACTAGCGAAGGTATCACTGTTGCAGAGATACACTACACAGCTGCTGGTACTAATGGTGTATACGGCGATCATGCTATTAATATGGCATATACCGATGAAGGATGGGTCTTTATTGAACCTCAAAATGGATCAGTTAAAACACTAACCGAATCAGAACAAAAATCAATTTTTTATGTACGCATGTAACCTCACTCTAGCACTCGCTATTCTTTTAGTTAGTTGTAACACACCAACGCAGAATAATAACAAAGTACCTAATAACGGAAAACCAATTCCTGCTTATAAGACAGATATAATTAAAACAGAATTTCCTGAAGTGGAATATGTTGAATAGTTGTTGATTTATCAATAATATATATTAAGTTTAACTATGAGAATCGCGATATCTGGTTGCCAAAATTCAGGTAAAACTACCCTGATTACTAACATACTTCAAGTATGGCCACAGTATGTAACTCCGGAAAAAACATATCGTGATTTAATTAAAGACAAACAACTACCACACTCATCGCTTGCTTCAAAAGATACGCAGCTAGATATACTCGGCTTCATGATAGAGCAGATGGGTGATTATAAGAAAGATAGTAAAGTAGTTTACGATCGATGCCCTATTGATAATCTCGTATACACCTTATGGTGTCATGATAAAGGCATCGATGGCTTTGATAAAACCTTTGTTGATCAAACAATATCATTGGTAAAGGAATCAATGAGATCATTAGACATTATCTTCTTATTAAGATATGAAGAGTCTATTAAGATTGAAGATGATGGTTTAAGAGATACTAATCTGCAGTATATTAAGGAGATCGATAATATATTTGATGTACTTTATCAACAGTACTATCATAATTTAGAGTCGGATATATTCTTCCCGAAAGACGACTCACCTTGTATTATACCTTTACCTGTAAGCGGACAGCGTCGTATTGATATTATATCTGAATACTTAGATCCAACTGGTAACTTGTATGGTGATGAAGAATCTATCTTTAACCCTAATAAATTAACTGAGTTAGAAGCTTTAGTTCAGCAGCAAAAGAACGCTCTTGAGATGGAACAGAAAGAGCGTGCTATGTATGAGAAATTTAAAATTTAGTTAGATTACTCTAAATTGACCACTTACGAGGTAGTTGTTAGTGCCAATCCAGAAAACCTCATTAGTACTGTAAGAGGATAACGTAACACCAGCTGTTGATCCGTTGATATTAACACCGGTTCCAGGCACAATATCAACGGATCCAGAACCTGCTCTTAATATTTTAGTGTAAAAGTTAGTTGGTAGATTAGCAGGTATAGTGTATATAACTTTATTATCGACTAGATTTGAACCTATCAAAGATGTTGTATTAGTAGATACAAAAACTTGATTATTGTTTGTTGAATCTAAGGTCTTGTTAACCGTGTTTGATATAAAGACTGGTAATAATTTATTCTGTAAATCTACTAGATCAGTACTAAGTGTCTGAGTATCGGTCTGTAAATTAACAATAGTTGACTCAAACGTTGTATTCTGTAGAGTTATAAAAAAGTCCTGATAATCAATAATATTAGTACCGTCTGGTGTCTCAACGATCAAGAAGTCACCGTTATTGATATCATTGATAGATGGAAGTTCTTTAATGTTGACATAAAGACTATTTGTTGTGGTACTAGCCATATATTTTATTTATTTATGTAGATTGATTTATACGATTTATACATTAATTTAAAGTATGAGGATAGGCGTGGGAATTATTACATGTAATAGAAAAGACTACTTAACTAACTTACTTGAGTCTATAAAAGATTGCGATTGTGTTAACGAGCTTGTTATTGTTAACGACGGTAAGCATCTCGAGTCTTTAGAATTCGAAAATCCTTATAGTTACTTGCTTAATGAAACCAACGTTGGAGTAGCAAAGTCGAAAAATAAAGCTATGAAACACCTTTTAGATAAAGGGTGCGATTACATCTTTATAATAGAAGATGATATGATTATATTAGATAAGTCTATTTTTAATAGATATATAGAGGCTCACAAAGCTAGCGGTATTCATCATTTTAACTACGGGCCTGGTTCACCCTTTAATCGTAAACAAACAATACAAAATTTTGACCTACATAATAGGCACTTATTAGATCAGTATACAGAACCGAATCCAAAATTGGTTGTCGATTATGGTAAAGCTAAAGTTTCACTATTTGAGCATACCGTAGCGATGTTTTCTTTTTTTACAAAGGAGGTATTAGAAAAGGTAGGATTAATTGATGAAAATTACTACAATGCTTGGGAGCATGTAGACCATACTTACTGTATTATTAAAGCAGGTTATCATCCCCCATTTTGGTGGTTTGCTGACCTGTACGACAGTCACAAATACATAACAGAAGCTCCTAACGCAATTAATAATTCATCTATCGCTAATAACAAGGAACAATGGGAGAAGAATGTATATTCTGGAAGAGAGATATATAAAAAGAAACACGGACACTACCCTAACCAGCCACCCTTTGTTACTAAAGAAAGTGTAATACAAACGCTACGTCAAATTAAACATAAACAAGATGCAAGAATTTAAAATAGAATCCGAAGACCCAATTGTTCACTGGCCAGATATAAACGTACAAAATAAAAACGTCTTAGATCTCGGTTGCGGCCGCTGGGATGAAACAGATCAAGCAAAGATGACACCTATCTACCTTTTAGCACAAGGAGCTAAAAGTTTAATAGGCATTGATTCATCTGTAGATGAAATTAAGTATTTTCGTTCACTTAATTTACCTAATGCTAATTTCTTTGCTGAAAATATTAAAGATAGTTCATTTGTTAAACTTATAATAAAACAAAACAATATAAATGCTATTAAAAGTGATATAGAAGGACGAGAACTTCTATTTTTAGATTTTACACGTGATGACGTATCTAATATTACATCTTTATATATAGAATATCATGGTCATTATGTAAAAGATTTATTAATTCCAAAAATTAAAGACCTCGGTTTTACTATTACAAAAATTGGCCATTTATGGATTGATGGGTTTGGTGTCCTTTTTTGCGAAAAATAATATGAAAAATATACACTTAAATGTTTCATTTCACGAAGGCGGATTTTTCTCTAACTTTAATAAAGTTGTTACATTTTTAGCTCTAACTACAGATAACGTTGTAAAAATAACCTGGAATTTGCAAGGACAACCTTATGGTGCATTTGCGTATAATTGTGGAGAGGTTTTTGGTAAATTATTTCAGGAGTATAATACTGGAGAAGATGTACACGAAACTTTTGAATTACAATCATATACAGATACTTCTTATACTGGTAAGAAAGCTTTCAATAAATATAAACAAAATAAGTGGAGAGAACAGTTTAATAAGACATTAAAATATTTTAAACCAACTGATTTACTGAGACCATATTTAGATTCGATAGAACACAAGTATATCTTTACATCAGATAAAATTCATTTAGTAGGAATATTAAAAAGAAACAATAGACTAAAGTGTGAACAGCCAGACAATGTCTTACCTGAACTTTCTAATTATTTTGCAAAAATAGATGAACTTAAAAAAGAAAATACATACTTGTATCTAGCTGTAGATAATCTGTATGATATTAATTCATTTATTGAACGATATAACAAGTGTATTTATAATTCTAAATCTAGAAGAACTAATTTTTGTACAGATGAAGAACCTCACTTTACACCTGGTTCAATAGACGATGCTATAGCCACGTACTTAGAAGTATTTACTCTTTCGAAATGTAAAGAATTTATACATCCTGTGTCAAATATGGCAACAGCAGTAATGTACTTCAATCCTAATATTAAATCAAATTATATATGAAAATAGCTATACTGGTACCTTCGAGAGAGAGAATGAATAAACGATTAACTCTTATCTCTTCTATATTAACAACAGTAAAAGATATAAATAATGTAACTTTATATTTAGGTGTTGATGAGGATGATCCAACATTAAGCTTAGCAGAAAAAATTAGCGAAGCTATACCGTTTGTAAAAATTATTAAGATACAAAATAACGGTCAGTTTTTAGGGCTAGGTAAATTGTGGAATATATTGACTAAAGAATCTACTGAAGATATTATCTCGATGATAGGAGATGATATGGTATTTAGGACACAAAATTGGGATGAGGAAATTATAAAAGAATTTCAAAATGGACCTGCAGATAATATTAAAGCCGTTCACTGCAATGATAAATGTCATGGAGAGAAGTTAGCAGTTAATTTATTCTGTCATAGAAAGTATGTTGAAATTATGGGACAATTTATGAGAGAAGAATTTAAAATAAACTGGGTAGATCAGTGGCTTCATCAAGTTTTTAGTGCGTTTAACAGACTAAAATATAGAGGTGATATTATAATTGAACACATGCACTGGGTAATAGGTAAATCTTCACATGATAATACTGCAACGCGTATGGCGATTGCAGATAAAGATAAAATAAGTGATAAATTATGGTTTGAGCTTGTACAAGAACGTATATCTGATGTTAAAACATTATCACAATATTTAAAAATACAGCCAGACTGGTCAAAAGTAGATACACAAGGAGGCACTGTATAGTATGGGAGAAATTAATATACATGATGAGTTTGGCAGTCAGATAA